CCTGTACTGTATCTTGTATTTCTTTCATTTGTATTATTCTTTAACTTACTCTTTAAGTAAGATTTTAATTTAGTTTTATTTGTTTCTTTTATTTTGTATCTTTTCTTCATTATGTAAGATCAGGTGTTAGAAAATCTCTTAATGTTAATTTGCTTCCTTTTTGCATTGGTCTTTCCAGGTTCATACCGTTATAATAAGCATTACTATCAGGCGTAACATCTGCACCACTATTTGTGCTATATTCAGGAAAGCTAGATAAGTTATTTGTTACGTATTCTATCATACGTTCCATATAATATTCTCCAGTATTTAATACTTCTGATCTAAGGTGTTGTGCTTCTTCTGTACTTAACGCATTTCCTGTTTCTGATGTCTTACTATATATGTTTCCATTTTCGACCTTAAAACGAAGAAACGGTATGCACATATAAAAAGCAAAGTTAGGAAGCATATCGCCTATGTATGTGTTAATTAAAGTTGCATAGGCTTCATTACCTGCATCATTTAATGTTCCTGCTGTAATTAGGTCTTTTAATTTTTGGTTTAAATCAGTTCCTAATTTAGTTTCTACATATAACTTTTGTGCTTGTCTTACAAACGGTAATAGAAATTCTACATCAACATTCATATTGATAGCTGTACTATCTTTTAATTTGTTTTCTGATATAAATAATACGTATGCCATAATCTATCTTGGTTTTAAAAATCCTTTATTCTTCATTCTTTTTGGTGGCTTATTTACTAATGGGCTATTCTTCTTTGCAGTAAACCCTTCACTTTTTGCTTTAGTATATCCTATTAAATCTGCATCTTTTATTTTTGTGCTTACTGATATACCTAGTTTAGTTTTATAGATTTGTCTTAGCCAAAAATGCTGACAATTACCACCACCTTTATATTTAAATATATCGTATTTTAATGCACCTTTAGGCCCCCAACCTATTTTTCTTTTTTGTCTTTTGCTATAGTACCAATCATTTACTACCATATCTTCCATTCTAATAATATCTTCTTTACGGTATAACTTCTTAGCTGCTACCATTTTCTTACAAAAGTTTCTGTTCTGTCCTGTCTTAGCAACTAAAAATGGATCTTCAGTATATACATATCTTACCCTAAAATAATCATAAGTTTTTTTACTTATTCCATCTTGTTCACTTTTAGCATCAGGTATTGCTTTACCTGTACTTGCTAATTCTATCTTTTCTTTTGTAGCCTTATTTAGTGTTTCTTCAAAATCAAATTCTTCGTGTTCATCTACTACTTTTTCTTCTTCTACTAATTCCCATTCTTCAGGTATATCTTCACCGTATTCTTCTATAAATTTATCAAGTTCTGTTAATTCAGATAATTCTGTTTTACAATTACATTTATTTAAGCTGGTTATTTGATCGTGGCTTTCACAAGGCATATAATAAGTTTTACCATCTTGCTTATGTTCGTGGTGTCCTTTACAACCCATTTTTTCAGCTTCTGCTTCTGCTTCTTCTATACTATCAAATAAAGGCAATTCTACGCCATCAGTAACCATACTACCTACTTTAGCAAAATCTTCTCTAACTTCTACATCTTCTTCTAATGGTTCTAATCCTAATTCTTCTCTTATTTCATCTTGTGTCATTACTGCTTTTAAATCTTCACTTGTAAACCTTACAGTAATAGGTTTAAGTTGTACAAAATTAACAGGTAAATCTATATTATTTACTTGAAATATTTTCCTTAATACTTTTACTATCTGATCCTGAAATGGTTTTACAACAGTATTTAAATAAAAGTTTGCAGCACTATTAAGTTCATCTGCATTATTTCCTAGACCTGTATCAGATTTGATACCCATAAGCATAGGGCTAGTACAACGGTGTCCACTTAAAATGTTCTGTGTTAAAAGTTCTTGAAGTGCTAAATACTGCTTATCTAAATCACTAGGACTTATTGCAGTTATTTCAGGTACTCTTGTTTTATCATCTGAAAACGTTAATACGAATTTACCACTATTAGTTTCAGAACAAAACTTATCAGTTAAACTTTGTTCTATTTGCATTCTTTCTTCCTGTGTTGGTATTCCATTTGCAAACGAGATCATAAACGAACCACTAAATCCTGAACTAATATTATTTAAATGAAATTCTGAAACCCTAGAATCTATTAAAGCCCAATTATTACAACTTACATAATCAGGCGTAAAATATGAGTTCATATTTGGACTATAAAGACCTGAATATAATATTTGATTTGGATTAGTTCTATCATTCATATTAAATGCAGGTACATAATGTGGTTTGTTTTGTCTAGTATTTGACCAATCTGAACTAACATAATAGCCTTTAGTTTTTCCAAATTCATCAGGTCTAGCACAACGTATCTTTTCTACAGGTACGTGATATATTTCTGCTATCTGTGTTCTGTCTTTACTCCATACAATATTTAAAGCAAATGCACCCTGAAGTTTAAAATCAAAAGCCATCTTTTTTATTACTTCGTGTAAGCTTTCATTACTGTTAGCCCTATCCATAAAGTGCTTCATCTTAATAACAGTATCAGTATTTTTGTCATTTTCATCTTCTATAACAAGTGCTTCACCTGCAATCATTTCAGAAGTAGAATTAACAATTGCAGCAGTTATTGAACTAGAATAATAAAGGTCTATAATAAACTGAGGGTAGAGGTTCTTCCAATCTTGTGTACCATATTCTATCCAATCACGACCACGTACTTCTTGTACTGTTGGTGCTGTTGATGTTTCAAGATTTATGTTTAATATATTGTCTTTCATAATTAATCTTCTTGTGTCCATTCAGGACTATTTAAAATATCCATTATACCTGTATAATCGTATAACTGTTTACCTTCTAAAAAACTAGGTGTATCACCTTCAAATTTAAGTAAAGCTTGTCCATTATCGTTGCTATACCTTAAAGTATTTTCTGAAGTTTCTAACACTTGACTAAAATCTACACTTGATACTTCTTCTGCTAATATTATTACGTATTTCATTTTAATTTGCTTTATATGGTACATCTGTACTCCAAGTAGGTGCATTAACTAATTCACCTGTATTACCTGTCATTGAACTATCTAATGCTGTTGTTCCTGATCCTTCATCAAACTTCCAATAACCTATAAGGTTAGCCATTCCAATTAAATCAAGTGGCTGTACCCTATCTACATATAAATCTGCAATAGGCACTACCCTAGTAAATAAAGCGAATTGAGCAATCTTACCATCCCAATAAGCATTGTCTTGCGTACTTTGTCCTATATCAGAAATAGTAGGTGTTCCTTGCCACGTTGCTAATCCTGTAGTGGTTTGCTTTAATGTGCCGTCTAAATATAATTTAATTTCATCTGCTGAAGCATCCCAAGTAGCTGCAATATGATGCCATTTACTGTCGCCTTCTATTGCGTCACTTGTTACTGCTGTTCTTACTGTACCGTCTGCTTTATATGTAAACCTAAGTTGATTTGTTCCTGCGTGGTAAAGTAAATTAAAAAGGTTATCTGTTGATGAACTAACCCTACATTCCCAAATTTTTCTTGTAGTGCTTGTAGTGCTAATTTTTACCCAAGTTGATAAAGTTCCTGTAGAAACATTTATATCATTAGCAACACTATCTATAGAAACATATTCATCCGTGCCATCAAATGCAAGTGAATAAATATTTTCACCTGTTTTACCAAGTCCTGAAAGGCTATTACTTAATTTTAATGCTAACATATCTTATGTAGTATAGCCTTCGTGGTAACCAATACCAATACCTGAAGTTAAAGTTATAGCTGTTATGTTCATAAATAGGGTAGTACCTGCTGGCATTGTGGTTTGTAAAGCACTTTCACCTGTTGTACCCCCTGCTGTAATAGCTGATATAACTGATGTGACAGGAAAATATACTGCATAAAAATCTTTACCTGTTTGTGCTACTGTTGTAAATACAACTGTGTCACCGTTTTTGCCTAATTGTTCTGTTAATAATTGTTGTACGTTTTCTATCATTTTTATTTAATTTTATTGTCCGTAATATATATAATTATTTGAAGCAGGTGCATTATATTCTGTATATTGTACCTGTTCTTGTCCACTTTCTTCTGTTACATATAACTTACCCCTATTTACTATTCCTTTTACTACTCCTTTAGTAGAAGCAGGTGGTGTTAAAACTTGTGTTTCAGTAGCAGGTGCTGTACTAACAGTTAAAGTTGGTGATTCTTGCCAAGAAACTTCATAAATTTCATACTGCCAATATCCATTAGGTACTAGATCAACTTCCCCATTATACACGTTTTCTGCACCTACTGCTTTATGTGCTAACTGCATTTTAGTATATCTATTATAAATAGTTTGACTTTGACCATAACCATACTTTACTGCACCTGACATATCATTTGTTAGTTTAAACAAAAACCTTAAATTTGAAGTAGTAACTGCTGTATCTATTCTATTATCTTCTGTTGATACATAAAATACATATGGTGTAGATTTATAAGTTACTTGTAACATACTATATAATAGAAAAGTTGGCTTTTTATTTGTTTATAAAAGAAAAAGGTGACCGAAGTCACCCTAATCAAGAAATATGAAAACACTAATTAGTTTAAAGTTTATGATATTACAATTCCCAATGGAATATCAAAAGCTGAATTGTCAAATGGTGTAGTAGTATAATCTGCTACTGTTGCCATAAAACCTTCTTCCATTCCGTCAAAAGTCCAAGAATATCCGTTGTGGTCTGCAAAAGCAGCACCTGAAACATCAGTACCTGAATTTAAACGCATACCGTTTCTTAACCCCATTCCAAGTATTACATTTTTACCTGCTGCATTTAATTGGTTTAATTCAGCAAATATAATTAATTTAGTCGTTGCTAAAAGTTTTACTTGGTTTTGATCTGCTGTTGTTAATTGATTTAGTTTTATAGAAATAGAAGGTGTTGTGTAAATAGTTCCTGCTTCTGTACTACCAACTATAGTTTCTGTTAAAGAACTTTCACCTCTTGGCAAAGCATAACGATATAAACCTTTCCCCCCTTGCATTTCTATATCAGTAATACTACCTGAAGATTCTACTATACCTGTACCATATATTTCACCTGTTGTTGCATTTGCATCAAAATCATCATAAACCCCAAAATAAACGTTTTTAATACCACCTGCAATCCTGTCACAAGTTAGTCCTCTACCTTTTGTTAAAGCTGTACAAGCCATAGTTTATTTTTTTTTAAAGTTAAGGAAGTGGCTTTTACACCACTTCCGTATAATTAAGTTTACGATACTAATACTGTATCTGCACCAATACCTACCTGCGTACCCCCTGAATATCTTGCTACTAAACGCATATTGTCTGAACCATCTAAGTTAGACATATCCATTAGTTGTATTCTAGTTTGATCTGAAAGTAAATCAGTACCGAAGAAAAGATTTGATTTTTCTGCTGCTACTAATACATCATCTTTCATACCGTTGCAAACGGCAATCTTTATTCCTTCAAAAACTGCATCATAATCTCCATTCATAGAGTATGCGTTAACATATCCTAATGTAGAGATAGCTGATATATATAATCTGTAAGATTTAGGACTCATATAAATATATAAATCATCTTTAGTATAAACAGTAGTTGCTATTGCTGCTGTACACGATTGTAAGTTAGCTATAATGTTAGTAGCACTATAAGCTGTACCAGCACCACCTGCGTTTGCTACATCTACTACAGTAGCATCTGTTACTAAGTGTCCGACACCCCCACCTACAAAACCTGTAAATTCTCCTGCCGTTGCATCATTTCCTGTCCATAGTGAAACTTCTGTTGCGTTTGCAATAATTTCACCTATATAAGATATTACATAGTCATCAAAACTTGCAGGTGGTGGCGAACCTGCACCTGCTCTCATTTCCATTGCTTCCCAAGATTCTAAAAGGCTTTTTTTACATATATCTGTATTTACTTGTAAATTTTTTGGTGTAAGAACTGCTTCTGTTAAAGTTAAAGTTCCTGCTTCATTAAAGTTACAAGTTGCATCTTTTACCATATTAGCATTTGCCATTTTTTGAATATTACTTTTGTATTTGATATTTTCTATCATTGTCAAGAACTCCATAGAGTTTGCTTGTCGTAATGCTGCTGAGATGTAAAACCCTGCTGCCTTCCCTGCATAATTACTTGCTGTTGCATCTATTGCCATTTTTTCTTTTTTTTAAAAGTTATTAATTATTTAAGTTGTATAAAAATTTCTCTTTGCTTGTTAGTTTTTTGTAATCTTTTTTTGATAAACTAACTTTTTCGGTACTAAATTTATTTGTATTAATCGGTGCATCAGCAGGTGATTCTGCTAATTCCGTTTTAAGTTTTTCGTTTTCTTCTTTTAACTTTTTGATTTCATCTTCTGATGAAAATTCAACTACTTCTGTAGTTTTTATTGACTTAGGATTTGTTCCTGGTTCAGTTACTTCTTCTGCCATTTCTTCTACATCACCCTTTTCACCTATTTGTTCTTTAAGATCAGATACTGCATCTTCAAGGTTCTTAATTCTTTTTTCCATACCTTGCCAATCAGCTACATCTGCTTCTTCATCATAATCATCTTTATCTTTTTCTTCTAAATCTTCTTTATTGTCAAAATCTGCTTTTTCATAAGCTTCATCTGCTTCTTTCTTAGCTTCAGTTTTTTCTTCTGTTTCACTTTCCATTACTTCAGAAACAATACCTTCATCTTCAACTCTAAAAGTAACACCTGTATCTGTTTTGTAAGTTCCAGCAGGTAAAGGTACTGATGTACCATCTTCAGTTAATACTGAAATATCTACACCTTGTTCTAATTCTTCAGCAGTTGATACGAAAATTGTTCCATCTTCACTTTTGCCTTTCCAAGATAAAGTTACTTTTTCTTCATCAAGTCCTAGTGCTGATAATATTTGCTTTTTTAAATCCATAATTTCCTTTTTTTATATAATAGAATAGTTATTTATTTATTTGATTTTTAGATATTATAGTGCTTTTAAACTCCTTTTATATCTACCCTCTATTTTTTCTGCACTTTCTATAAAGTTTTTCAAAACATCAAATTTTTTAATGTCTTTTGTTTTAATGCCTAATTCTTTTGCTTGTTGCTCTACCTTACTGATAATAGAAGATGATTTAGTTATTAGTTTTTTAGCATTACTTACAACAGGTTTGTAGTCATTAACTGCTTTAGCTATTCTTGTGACTACATCACTTTCTTCTTTTGCTACATCTTTAAAGCTATTTACTAACTTTTCAATATCATCAACTAAACCTAATTCAACCTTTTGTGGTTTTTGGCTTTCTCTTATTATTTTATTTAAAGCAGTTAGTATTTCGTGATCTGTTGGTTTCTTTTTCATATTAATTTATTTTATATTCCAATTAACTGCTTCGGAAGTTTTTATATAATATCTTATATCTTTAATTTTTCTTTCAATTTGTTCTATGATTTTTACATCACTTGTTGGTATTCCTAATTCTTTTACTTGACTTATAAATTTCTGTAATTTTGATTCTTGGTCTTTTACATCTGTTTTTGATTCATCTAATAGTTGCCACCAATCTATAAGAACAGAACGAAGTGCATCATAAGGTTTATCTATTTTACTTTCTTGGTTTCCTAAATCATTAAAAATTAAATTTAATTCTTGTAGTATTTTATCAGCAACAGTTGCTAATTCTACTTTTTGTATTTTTTTTTTAGGACTTATTATTTCTCTTAATGCTTCTCTTATTTGTTCGTTAGTAAATTGTCCTTTACTCATATTTTGCATTTTATCTACAAAATATCCTTCTATTGATAGACCTTTTAATTCTCCTTCTTTAATCTTTTGCCATAAATCATCATTGTCTATACGCATTTTTACAAACCAAGTACCTATTGGTAACCCTTTATATCCATATAAATTAGATTTATCTTGGTCACCTTCCTTAATCCAACTTTCTACTGTTAAAACTCCTGATACTCTATCTTTATGTTCGTAAGTTGCTTTGTGGTGGTTATTATGTTTTAAATATAATTCACTA